TGCTCTCGATGCTCGCGATGCTCGCGCTGCTCTCGATGCTCTCGATGCTCTCGATGCTCGCGATGCTCGCGATGCTCGCGCTGCTCGCGATGCTCGCGCTGCTCTCGATGCTCGCGATGCTCTCGATGCTCGCGATGCTCGCGATGCTCGCGCTGCTCGCGATGCTCGCGCTGCTCTCGATGCTCTCGATGCTCTCGATGCTCGCGATGCTCGCGATGCTCGCGCTGCTCTCGATGCTCTCGATGCTCTCGATGCTCGCGATGCTCGCGATGCTCGCGATGCGTCGGACTCCGTCCGACGAGGGAATGCGCTCCAGCGATTCTCCCAGTGGTGCCTGCAGTCTCGCTGGTACTGGTGGTATCAGGAGCTGTCCTATCTGGCGTGCACGCATATCGGCGCCGAGCAGCTCGGGACGAGCGACCAGATGCCCTGGGCTCGGCACATCTACGACGCGTTTCTGGCCGGCGCGTGGACGATGCAGTTCACCGACGACACGCTGTTCTGGTTTTCCAAGCCTGCCGTGCACGTCGAGGAAATCCCGACCGGTCGGCGCCTGCATTCCGCCGAGACGGCCGCCCTCGAGTCGGATGTCGAACGCCTTTACTTCTGGCACGGCGTCTTAGTCCCGGCGTTCGTGATCGTTCGGCCCGACTGGATCACGGTCGCCCACATTCAGCAGGAGGAGAACGCCGAAGTCCGGCGAGTCATGACCGAGCGCTACGGCTACGAGCGCTACCTGGCTGACACCGGCGCGGTCCGCGAGCAGGCCGACGACTACGGTGAGCTGTTCCGGATCACGCGGCCAAACGACACCGATCTAGTGATGGTGCGCGTCGTCAACTCGACGCCTGAGCCGGACGGCACGTACAGGCGCTACTCACTTCGTGTTCCGCCGACCATGACGACCGCGCGCGAAGCCGTAGCCTGGACGTTCGGGATCCAACGCGCCGAGGACTACCAGCCGGCGATGCAGACGTGACGACGCCAACCAACGACACCGCGTTCCCGCCGCTCGTCACCTTCCCGCACGACGCGATGGTGCAGCCGGAACACGTCATGGCCGCGCTCCGCATCAGCAAAGAGAAGGTCGAGCAGCTCAACCTTCCCTGGATCGAGATCGGGCGCGACCGCCGGCTGCAGTGGGGCCTCGTGCTCGACATCCTCGCGCAGCGCGCGAAAAAGAGGGTGGCCGCGTGACACCCGAGACGATGCGCATCGACCGGCGCTTCCGTGACGTCGGCCGGATCAACCTTGCGAGCGGCACGACCGACCCTAAGCAGCGCACGCGCTATGAGCGCATGCTGAGCGACCTGTATGACCAGGGGCGGCTCGATATCCTGCGCGCCATCAAGGCGCGGCAAGTGACGTTCGCCTCGACCTACGACGCGTACAAGCGTCAGGCGCTCCACGAGCTCCCGGTCGGTGACGCCATGCCGCTCGTCGCCGATTCCATGAAGGCCTGGATCGCGGGCGAGACGAACGAGTATTCCTCGAAGCACCTGGTCGCGCTCGAGACGTCGCGCCGCTACTTCGAGCGCGCGAACAAAAAAGCGCGCATCGCCGATCTGCCCAAGGTGCTCGAGCAGCTCCGGAAGACGCTCGGGATCAAGCACCCGCGCTCTTTTAACCTCGCGCGCGCCCACGCCCTCGCGTTCGTGCGCGCGACGCTCAAACGATCGCACCCGGTCTACATCAGCTGCGCCGCGGTCGAAGCGCGGAAGGTCGCACCCTCAGCCCCGCGCGCCTATCACACACCGGACGCGATGCGCGGGAACTTCCCGCACCCCGAGACCGACGCCGTCGACGCGATCGCATGGGCCTTGATGACGACGGGCATGGGCACGAAGGAGTACTACGGCCCGTGGCACGTCGAGAGCGATCGCGTCGTGATCGGCGGCACCAAACGGAAGGGCAGGCTCCGCGAAGTGCCGCTCGTCCGCGTTCCCGCGGTCGCGAAGATCTCCCGCGATTGGTTCGAGAAGTCGATGCGCAAACGATTCTCGGGGACGATCACGCCGTACGATCTGCGCCGCACGTACTCCCGCTGGATGGAGTCGGCCGGCGTCCCGCGCACGCGCCGACGCCTCTACATGGGGCACGGCTCGAAGGACGTCACCGACCAGTACGAGCGCCACGAGGTGGCTGCGTTCGTCAAAGAGGACGCGGTCAAAATCGCCGCCTTTCTGACGATTCCTGTCCCCACTTCCCCGGTTTCTTCCCCGACCGCGATCCCGAGCGAAGCATGAGCAACCGCGTAACTGCCGATGCTGTAAAAAGCTGGGGCGCCAGGACTCGAACCTGGAACTTTCTGATTAACAGTCGGGTCGCGGCTGTCTCGACCCTCTGTGAACCTGCCCCGAACAACAGCGAAACCCGCCCGAAAGTCAGCCAAAGTTCCCCGATTTCTTCCCCGGTTGTTTACTGCCGTTCGGGGAAGGGGCTGTTCTATAGAAGCGGAGGCGCGGCGTGAGCGCCTACCGCGAGTCCGGCCGCCGCCCGACGTACCGTGAAATGCTCTCCGATTGGCGCTGGCTCGCGCGCCGCGAAGAGATCATGGCTCTCGCCAGCTACGCCTGCGACGAGTGCGGGCTCGCGTTCGATCCCAACGGCGATTTGAGCGGCCTGAACGTTCATCACCGGTACTATCGCGCCGGTGCGGCGCCGTGGGAGTACGAAGACGACGAGCTTCGTTGCCTATGCCGAAGCTGCCACGAGCTGATCACCGATGAACTCGAGCGCGTCCACCGCGCGATCGGGCGCCTTCCGTTGCGCGCGATCACCAGGGTGATCCGCTTCGTCGAGAGCATCACAAAATCGCCGGTCCCGATGTCTCGGCCCATGCTCGATCCCGAGGAGACCGCGACCAGATGAACCGTCGACGAAGACGCTGTTTTTCGGTCGAAACCCCGGGCGCCAAAAACCTCGACGTCGGCCCGGAGGGCTCGAATCGACATGGCTGAGCCCTGGATCCGTGTACACGCAAACCTCGTCGACAAGCCAGTTGTCGATCGCGCTGTCCATGCACTCGGTGTCACGCATCATGAAGCGATTGGGCTCCTTGTCCAGTTCTGGGGCGCGGTCTCGCAGTACGCGACGGAGGGCCTCGTCGGGCAGCGAACCGACCGGCAACTCGAGATGTGGGCGGGATGGAGCGGACGCGGAAAGAAGCCCGGCCGCTTCGCTCAATTCATTCGCACGCAACACCTTGACGGCGACGGGTGCGTCAACGAGTGGGACGAGTACGCGGGCAAACTCGAATCGCGCCGCGCCGCAGAGCGTGAACGGAAGCGGCTGGAACGTGAGCGGAAAGAGCGCGAACGACTCGCCGCCAGTCACGCGGAAAGTCACGCGGACAACCCTGCGGACATTCCGCCGACAGTCACGCGGACAGTGCAACCCGCACGCGCGAACGAAGACGAGACGTTACGAAACGAAGAACTACAACAGGCCTCTTCTTCCGCGGGCGCGAACGGCGGCTCGTGGCGGCCGGTCCAAGAAGCGTCGCTCGCGGAGCGCCTTGCGTCCGACGCCGATCGCACCGCGCTGACTGCGCTCGTCGCCCGATCCGGCAGAAAGCTCGGCGTCGTCGCCTCGGTGGCGATGTACCTCGACGGCGGAGAACCGCTGCAGCCGACGCCCGTCGAGATGGGCGTGGCGATCCGCGACTTCAACGCGAATGGCTGCGACTGGAACGCCGCGCTCTTTCGCAAATACGTGCGCCGCGCGATCGCCGCCGAACGATCACCGCCCGGCCAGCCCGAATCGCCGTACCGCACCACGCCTACCGCGCCGGGTCCCGGAGAACGGTCCTACCTCGCTGGCAAAGCCGCCCTGGAGGGTCTGTGATCGACAAGGAGATTTTCCTGCAACGCATGGCACTGCTCGCCGGCCGCATCGGCCGCGAACTCGAGCCGCCCGTCCAGGCCGAGTACTTCCGGCAGCTGAACGCCGAGCTCACGACCGAGCAGTTCTACGCCGCGACGGCGCTGGCGTTCAAGACCTGGGACGCGGCGTATCGCAACTGGCCGTCTCCGGCGCAGCTGGTGGAGCTCATCGCGCCGGTTCCCAACCCGACGCTCGACGCGGCCGAGGCGTTCGAGCGCGTGCTGGCGATCTGGAACGATCCCCGAATCTCGCCCGACGATCGCCGCGAGAAGACGCTCGCGCTGGGCGCGTCGACGACTCGGGCGTTTCACGCCGCCGGGGGCCGGCGCGAGCTCGAGAACATCCTCGAGGTCGACGTGAAGTGGGCCCGGCAGCGGTTCGTCGAAGCGTATACGGCGAGCTGCCTCCACGCGGAGGAGGAACGGCAGACCTCGTTGGCGCTCGAACGGGCCGACGCGACGGTCAAGGCGCTGATCGAGAAGACGGCGGAACAGCGCGCCATGCCGGCCGCGCAAAAACGCCTCGGCGGCACGCCGGATTACTCTGGCTCGCGGATGACCGCGTGACGCGCGACGACTTCGTCACCGGCTTCGCCGAGCGGACCCGGAACGTGCTGCAGAAGCACGAGCGCGAGATGCGCGCGCGGACGTCGCCATGTGGCGAGGCCCTGTTCGTGGCGAACGCGAACCTCGACGCGACGATCGACGAGCTGGCGCGCTTCGCCTGGGACGCGATGCACGCTGAGGTGCCGGCATGAGGACGCACAGGGTGCCGATCACCACCACGGAGCGCCGCTTCGCCAGTGGCCTCCTCGCGCCGCCGTGCTTCCTCGCCGTCGCGCGGAAGATGCACGCGGACGGTCGGGCGGATCTCTTCGTGACCATGCCGACGCTCGACGGCCCGACGATGCGCCGGCTGTTGATCCTCGTCTCCGACCAGCTCGCGGCCGGCATTACCGACGTCGTGCTCGACTGCGCCGCGGTGCGTGGCGAGGACGCGACATCGCAAGGGCTCGGCTACGTCGTGAAGCTCGCGAACGAGCTGCGCCACCTCCCGCGACGCGGCTCGCTCACGCTCAGCATCGTGGCCGAGGAGCTGGCCGTCGTGCTCGACGCACTCCCGCGGATCGACAACCTCGTCGTGACCGCGTTTCCGACCACGCCCCATTCTCCCGAGGCCTTCGCGTGACCGCTCCAACAAACCGCATTCGCGGCAAGCGCTCCTGGAAGCAGACGGATTTCCTCGTCCCGTCGCAGCGACTCCCGACGCGCCGGAAGACAGGGCGTGAGCGCGGGTATCGCAATCGCGGCATCGCATCAACGCGGAAGGTGAATCCGCGCGGCATGGAGCGACGACAGCACCAGGAGCGGTACGAGCCGACGTCGGTCAAGGTCAGCCCGCGCTCGAAGCCGACACTCAGCGACAACGCCACGAAGCGCGAGTTCTTGAACATCGCGTGGGAGGTCGGCTTCCGCGGGAAGTCGTACCGCAAGGCGAAGCGATACGAGCGCGCGCTCGAGCGTGCGAAGCGTGAGGCCGCGCGCTGATGCCGAGCCAGAGCGAGATCCTCGGCCAGGAGCGCGCCCAGCGAAAACGCGAAGCCGCTGAACGCGTGGCCCGGGCCGCAGCCGCTCGTCGTCAGGCGCTCGACGATCCCAAGCGCCGCGAAGCGATCACCGCGTATCGCATCGAGCGGGAGCGGGCGGAGAAGCAGGGCAAGCGCGTGCTGCGCGCGATCGACGACTACCGGCGCACGGTGCCGGAGTTCGTGTACGAGGCGCCGACGATGTTTCGGCTGTTGCCGGGGCGCCGATGAGCGAAATTCGCGGCGGGATCGAATGGTTCAGATACGAGTGCGAAGAGGGCGAGGCGGCGTCATGCGCTCGCTGCGGCGGGGATGCCGAGTTCGTGAACTGCTCGAACTGCGGCGGGGAAGGCTACAGCCACCACGACTGCGGCGAAGACTGCTGCTGCTGCTTGAATCCCGAGGACAACGTCGTCTGCAACTGGTGCCGCGGCGAGTGCGGATCGTGGCATTGCACCAACTCGCCTGATTGGTGCCAATCGCATCCTCTGCCCGGTCGCGAGGCGGTTGGATCCACCGCAATGCGCGCCGAGGCGTGGAACGATGTCTGACTCCACGATCGTCCCCGCGAAAGACGTGGCCTCGTGGGTCGACGCCGCGAAACGCTATCCGCTCGCCGGATCGGATCTGAAAGAGCGCTTCCTCGCGATCGCGCTCTCGCACGAGCAGCTGCGAACCGTGTCCGAGGTCCGCGACGTCGAGATCCGGCGGCTGACCGATGACCTCGCGACCGTGAAGGCCCAGCTCAAGGCGAAGGGAGGGCGGAAGCGATGACGGTTCGCTCGTTCGAATCTTTGCGAAGAGCTGCGCGACCTCGCGCGGAAGAACGGCGATGGGCTGCAGGGCATCAGCATCAGCGACCGCGTGATGTACGGCGCGGGCATGGATGCGATCATCGCGTGCCGCAAAATGCTGGCGATCAGCCGACTACGCGGAACACGAGCTTGGCGTCACGCTGTACGTCCACAACGGCGAGCCGGATTTCCGAGAGGTGACGCGATGAGCGACCATCAGCACGACTTCGTGCCGGCGCCGCCAATCGAGCGGACGAGCGTCTTCGGCACGTTCAGGGTGCCGCGCCCCGGCATCTTCGTCTGCTCTGTCTGCGGCGTTCAGGCGGAAGTCGGTGGCGCTGTCGAGCATCCACGCACCGCGCACGACGCGAGCTATCGCCCCGACCTCCCGCTCACCTCGAGCGACGCGACCACGGCGGCGTGGGCTGACGGCGTGGTGCGCAGCGAGCGCCAGAAGGCGGACCGATGATCTCCACGACAGTGACTCCGCCGCGCGCCGGGAAGGCGACGTGCACCGAATGCTGGATGACCGCGCATTCGCCGATCGTCGTTGAGATCAGCCACGGCAAAGGGCGCTGCGCCGATCGGAAGGCGTGCGAGATCCGGAAGCGCCGCGCGGCGAACCGCGCGAAGGCCTCCCGGTGAAGCGCGTCGCCGCGAAACTCGTCCCGTACGAGTATGCGCCGCTCTTCGCCGGCCAGAACTTCAAATCGGTCACGGTCACCCTCCCCGATCCGCCGAGCGCGAACCGCTGGTGGCGCATGGTCACGATTCGCGGCAGTGCGCGGATGCTCCTGTCGAGTGAGGCGCGGAAGTATAAGGCGATGGTGCCGGGCCTCGTGCGCGAGCAACTCGGCGCCGACGGGGCCGTGTGTTTCGATGCCGTGCGTGTGACACTCGACTGGTACCGCGAGCGCCGGAGCGGCGATCTCGACAAACGCCTCGGCGTCGTCTTCGACGCGCTGCAGGGTGTTCTCTACCTGAACGATTCGCAGGTCGTCGAGATCGTCGCGCGTCGGCACGAGGACGCAGCGAACCCGCGGGTCGTCGTCACGGTCGAGGCGCTGTGATCTTGGCCGCGTTCATCTTCGCGCTCTCGGCCATAGCGATCGGTGCCGTCCTCGCGTATCGCCACGAGCGCGCGCTGCACCAGCACTACGAGCGCGAGTCGAAGCTCCACGAATACCGGGCCGCGTTCTACCGCGACGCGTACGAGGCGACGATCTACCCGCGCCAGCGGTCGGCAGTCTCTGAAGCGAAGGAGGGCTACGCGCAATTCGCGACAGTCGACGAGCTGACGAATTCCACGACGCGCCGATCGTGACCGGCCTCGCGCGTCGCCAGGCTATGTGCGACGGAAAGCAGTCCTTCACGTCGCCCGGCGCAGCGCTACGACTCGCGCGGAAGATCCGGCGCCGATCAGATCAGCGCATGGTCGCGTATCGGTGCCCGCACTGCCGCCGATGGCATTGGGGCCACCAGGAACTACGGCAGGGGAAACTCAAACGTCCGCCCGAGGAGTAGGATTCGGACATGAATGCGAGTATCGGCCGCCGAACCCGTGTCAGCGCTATAGATCGCCTTGCGATTCAATGAGCGACATATCACGAGCCAGATCCGACGAGAGCAATTCGCCGAGCTCGCGAGCCATGTCTTCCAACGGCGCGTCGACGAGGCCCGGCTCCGCGAGGTGCATCACGTCGAAGGCCCAGAGCGCGACATGAGCCGATTGAATCGCCACCAGAATCCCGATGCGCGCCTGCGACGTCCTGCGCTTCGTGACGACCGGGCTGAGGAGCAGGTTCGGAATTCCGTCGACGCCGAAGATGTAGCGGTCGCGCTCATAGATCGGGTTGATGTGTTTGGCCATGCACAAGTATTTGTAGTGCCCGTATGCATCGCTGACGGCGGCTGCGCGCTTTTCAGGGTTGTTCGGTTCGACCTGGAGAAGCTCAATCGTGCTCTCAACCGTCTTGGGGACGGCCGCTGGGGATTTTGTTTCGGAAGAATGTCCCAGCCATTCTTCTGCGCGATCAGTGCTCCGCCCGACGTAGCCGAGCATATAGGCGGCTTCGAACGCCGAGGCCGCAACCGACCAGGCCTGGACCGTGTAGCCGGCCATCGAGCAGAGAACGCAGCCGCGAAGATCCTGCAGCGCCCGAATCAACAGTGTTGCATGAACGCGGTACAGGACCGACCCCGCCTGATTGGCGGCCCTAGCCAAGAACGCTCCACCGACGTCGACGCATTGAGCTGCGAGGGCGACGTGGCGCTCGATCGAGGGTCGGAGATGCTCCCCAAATTCGACCTCGGCCATAAGCCACGGGTGCGTCCCGGATGGGGCGTCCGGCTTATACAGAGAGCCGGCGCGGTTCGGAGTTTCGCTCATCGCACAACGATGATCGGAATAGTGGGTGTGTTCAAGGAAGCAGTATGAGCGAAGAACAGCGCCCGGCCGCCGAGCCGGAGGCGAAAGCGCCCGTCCCGCAGATTCACGGCGGCGCGCTGATGCGCGGCGGCGATCCGCGGCCGGCGAACCCGACGCCCGCGCACGTCTCATCGCTCGCCACGAAGCGCCTCTACCAGGTGATTCCGAAGCTCTCGCGGATTGCGATGAACGTTCCGGGGCGATCGAAGCGCGGAAAGAACAAAGGCAAGCGGACCGGGAAGGCGCCGCACAGCACGGCGAACCAGATCCGGGCGATCGCTGAGCTTCGGATGCTCGCGTACGAGGATCGCGTGCCGATGGCAGCGCTGACCGAGGCGCTGATGGGTATGACGGACGACATTCGTGGGTTCCGCGCGCTCTCTCCCGAAGCGGCCGAGGCGCTGATCGCCCTGATCGCGCCGCGGTTCATCGGACTCCGCCGGTGAGCCTCCGCCTTCGCGCGCACCCGTTCGAGACGATCTTCGCGCCGAAGCGATCGGTCGAGCTGGTCACCGATGACAGCGAGGCGAACGGCGTCGAACACGATGCGCAGGATCGGCGCGAGGTCGTCGTGCGCGTCCCCGGTGCCGCGCCACGTGTGCTGGCGCTCGTCGCGAGCGAGCCGACTGAGGCGACGCCAGACGACGAGGCGCCGAGCTCCACGATCGACGTGGCGACTCCGCCAGCGTTCGGCTATCTCTACGACCCGCCGCTCGGCTCCGTGCGGTACCGCGTCGCGTACGGCGGACGCGGCAAGGGCTCGAGCTGGAACTTCGCCCGCGCGTTGCTCGCGCATGGCCGGACGAAAAAGCTCCGCATCCTCTGCGCGCGCGAGTACCAGAGCTCGATCAAAGACTCGGTCCACAAGCTGCTCTCCGACCAGATCCGCGCGCTCACGCTCCAAGGGTTCTACGAGATCGGCGCGTCGAGCATCGTCGGCAAGAACGGCACGGAGTTCATCTTCAAGGGACTCCGGAAGGACATCGCGCAGATCAAATCCACCGAGGGCGTTGACATCTGCTGGGTCGAGGAGGCGGAGTCGGTCACCGCGCAGTCGTGGGGCACGCTGACACCGACGATCCGGAAAGAGGGCTCCGAGATCTGGGTCTCGTTCAACCCGGCGCTGCCCACGGACGCGACCTACGCGAAGTTCGTCGTCAACCCGGAGCCCAACGCGATCATCCGGCCCGTGAGCTGGAAGGACAATCCCTGGCTGCCGCAAGTGCTGCACGACGAGCAAGCAACGCTCCTCGTCCGAGACCCCGAGGCGCACGCGCACGTCTGGGGCGGCCAGCCGTGGTCACGCTCGGACGCGCAGGTGCTGAACGGCAAGTGGCGCGTCGCGGAGTTCGTCGCGCTGCCGTCGTGGCAGGGGCCGTACTACGGCGCCGATTGGGGCTTCTCGCACGACCCGACGCAGCTCGTCCGGCTCTGGGTCGCCGACTCGCGCCTCTGGGTTGACTACGAGGCCGGCGGCGTGCAGCTCGACAACGACGCCACCGCGGCGGCGTTCAAGGAGATGCCGGGCGTGTTCGATGTCCGGTCCGGTGTCCAGCGGGAGATTCGGGCGGATGCCGCGCGACCTGAGACGATCCACGAGATGCGCAAGCGGAAGCTCAACGTCATCGCCGCGCGGAAGTGGAAGGGCTCGGTCGAGGACGGCATTGCGCATCTCCGCACGTATGCGGAAATTGTGATACACCCGAGATGCAAACGGGCGGTGCAGGACGCGCGGCTCTGGCGGTACAAGGTCGACCCGCGCACCCAGGAGGTGCTCCCGGTGCTGCAAGATGGGAATGACCACACGTGGGACGCGGCGCGGTACGCGCTCTCGCCGATGATTCGGCAGCGCGACGAGCCGAACACGAACGGGCGGCCGCGCGGCGGATCGTTCGTCTCGCACGGAGCGTGAGCATAACAATGCCCAAAGAATGGCTTAGTTATGTCGGATGACGTGCGCGACATCCCGCCAGCACTCGATGCAGACAGGTGGCGAGAGATCAGCGGTCGCCACGCGCTCGAGGGAGCGCTGGCCGACGCGGCGTTCGTAACGCGCGACGTGACAGGGCTCGCGGCGACGATCGCCCTCGCCAACGCGGCGCTCGCCGACGAGGATCCACGCAAGCTCACGCGCGCGACGGTCGGGCTACTGAGACAGATCGGCCACACGATCGAGAACCTCGTCGGGACGACTTTTGTCAGCGCAGAGACAAAACGCGCGGAGATTGACGCCGTGCGCGATCTCGCCGACGTGATCGAATCGTATCTCCCGCCGGACCCATCGATCGACCGTACGCCGTTCAAGAACGAGAACCGGTTCATGGGCTTCCCGGTTGAGGACGTGTTCTCTCATCCGCCCGCAGAAGACCCCGATTTCCGCGACAATCGTTGACGGATCGCTCGCCGTTGTAGTATCCTGATCGCCGAGTAGTCCCGCAGCATCGTGGACGACGTGGTCGCCACACCGGTTCGAGTTTCCTCAACTCCCGACCCGTGGCCACGACCGCCGAGCCCACCGCCGCCAGCGACGCCGCGCCAGCGAAACCCAAGCTGACGCTCCTCCAGCGCCTCGCCAAGATCCGCGGCACGCTCCGGAAGTCGCGCGGCGCCACGTCGAGTGCTACGGTCACGCCGCTCTACCCGCCGTCCCCGTTCGCGCTCTGGGGCTTCGAGGACGCCAACGAAGCGGTCTCGGACGCCGTCGCGCACCAGACCATCGACGTCGCTCAGCGCGCGGTCGCGACCATCGGGCCATCGGCCGGCGAGGTGCGATTCCAGCCCGCGCGACGCACGCAAGACCCGATCGTCGTGAATCGCGCGTTTTACCTCGGCGACCACTGGCAATACGGCTCCGGCTACATCGGCCCGCACCCGGCCATCGGCGACACGGCGTTCCAGGACGCGATGACCGAGATCTCGCTCATCTTCACGTCGAAGAACGCGATCAAAGAGGTCGTCGATCGTCACGCCGCGGGCGTCATCGGCAAGCCGTTCCGCTGGGCACTGGTGCCGCGCCGCGCGACGGGCGACCAGAAGCCGACGACCGAAGAGCAGACGGCGATCGATGCCGCGTCGGGCATCATCCGCGACTGGCTCAACGCGCGGAAGGTCTCGACGCTAATGCTGGACGCGACCGCGACGCTCCTCCTCGCCGAGCGCTCGTCGATCCGCCTCTACACGCCGTACGGGCTCACCGAAGCTGGCGCCGACGGGATGCGCAGCGTCGTCGCGGCGTCGATCGAGCAGGCGCTGACCAAGATCTGGCCCGAGCACAATCAGCCCGAATCGGCGACGGTCGCATGCGATGACGACACGAAGCTCGAGGCCGGCGTCGTCCGCTACGAGGGCGCGGCGGACGCGTACGACGACGACAGCGATGGCGACTCCGACGAGACAAACGACTACGCGTGGCTCTGCTTCCTGAATCGCGTCGGCGAGACCGTGATCCGGATCCTCTCGGACGACGACGCGGAGCCGGAGAAGCCCGCAGCCGACGCGCCGGATCAGTACACGCCGCAGCCGGGCGACGCGACGCTCAAACTCGGCGGCCGGCTCGCCATGTTCGAGATGCGCCGCCCCGCGCTCGTCACGCCGCAGGTGCAGCAGAATCAGCGCGCCTTGAACTTCGCGCTCACGATGGTGCCGCGGAACGTCACGACGGGCGGCTTCGTCGAGCGGCTGCTGCTCGACGCCGCCGTGCCCGGCGCGTTCCAGGACGACGGCAAGGGCGGCAAGGTGTTCATCCCCTCGCCGCTCAAGCTCGGCGCCGGCACGACGAACATCATCGAGGGCATCAACGTCCAGGAGACGAACGACCAGGGCGAGAAAGTCGTCAAGCACGCCAGCCCCAGCGTTGTCTTCCGCGAGCCGGTCAAGCCCGACGCGTCGATCGCGGCCGCCGATGAGCACTACGACGCGATCCTCGCCGAGACCGGCCAGCGCCATGTGCTGATCACCGGCGACGCGACCTCGTCCGCCGTCTCGCGGATTCAGGCGCGCGCCGAGTATCTCAACACGCTGCTCAAGTCGAAGACCGAGGTCGAGTCCGCGTTCACGTGGCTCATCGAGACGGCGCTCGCGATGGCCGAGGCGATTGCCGGGCAGGCGGGCCAGTACACGAGCCTCCTCCGCGTGCAGGGCTCGTGCAAGCTGGACACCGGGCCGATCACGCCCGAGGAGCGGAAGGCGATCGAAGCGTCGATCGGCGTGACGATCAGCCAGGACACCGCGATGCTCATGCTCGACGTTGACGACGTCGACGCCGAGAAGTCGCGCATGGCCGCAGACCCGGCATCGCGCTACGCAGGCGGTGAGGCGCTGGGCAAGGCGCTCCAGGCGATCACCACGGCGGGCGCGACGCTCGAGGGCGCGGCCAAGGTGCTCGGCCTCACGCCGGCGCAGGTCAAAGATCTGCTCACACCCGAGACGTACGCCGCGCTCCCCGGTGGTGTCAGCGTCAAACAGCCGAAACCGGGCGCCGCTGGCGAGGTCATCGAGCCGCAGGCGGCGCTCGAAGAGCCACGCGCAGCGTCCACGGCGGTGGCGATCGATACGGCGCCGAACCCCGCAGCCGCCGCGGCTGTGGGCGCGAAGGGCACGAAGGCATCGTCGAGTCCCGGATCCACGGCCGGCGGTGGTGCGCCGGGCGGAGCGGCGGCGTGAACGCGAAGCTGAATCCGGCCGTGGGGTTCGTCCTGCCCCCGGATCTTTACTGGCTGCTGCGCCTCGACGTCAAACCGGGCGGCGCGACTCCGTTTCACTGCTGGATGTGGTGGCATTGGCAGTGGCTGGTTCCGCGAGGTGGCCCGGCGTGATCAACGACGTCGAGCTGGGCGACGTCTGCTGCATGCTGCTCGCGACGGATCGCGATTGGCGGTTCATCGACCCGGCCGACTACGACCGGATCGACGCCGAGTGGAACGAATTTATGTCGAGCGGACAGCGGAACGACCGCCTCGTGCATGTCGAATATCCGGGCGGCGGCGGCGTCACCTGCCCGGTCTCGGAGATTCGCGGGCTCCAGCGCGAGACGCGTGACCAGCGCCGCGCCCAGCGCGAATTCGGGATCGCCTACGAGAGCGAGAAGAAGGCGGACGGCATCCTCGAATGAGGCTATATTCTCGCCGTGCCGATTCGCGACTCCGAGACACCGAGCGCCGCCGAACTCGATCAACTGGCCGAAGTGACCGCAGCGGACATCGCGCGCGCGAAACGACTCGCCGCCGAGCGCGTGCCGCAAGCGTCGCGCGCGTTGAACGCCGAGCGCGATGACACCGCCGGCGGCGTCACTGGACCAATCCCCGACAGCCGAACGCAGTAGCGGCTGCAGCTGCCCGCACATCCCGGAGATCGTCAGCCCGACCACGGGCGCGCTCCGCTGCGTCTGTTGCGGCCGCGAACTGGTGCTCACCTGTCCGGGCGAATGCGGAACGGAACACGTCACCCGGACGATGAAGGCGGCGCGCCAGCAGCTCCGCGCGATCAACCCCGCGCTCCGTCGCCTCGGACCGCGCACCGACGAGAAGCCGCGGCGAAACGGTAAGACGGTGCGGTCGTACCAGGATAAGGCGTGCGATACGTGCCACGAGACGTTCACGCCGACCGGCCCGCGGCAGGTCACATGCACGCGATGCAAGAAGGGCGAACTCGGGGCGACGAGGCAGACGTCGCGCGTCGCGTAGATGGCGCGACCGCCGTTTCAGTTCTCGGGCAGCACCGCTCGCTTTCGAGATCCAGACACCGGTCGCTGGATCACGCGCGTCCAGGTCCGCCAGTGGCTCGACCAGTACATCGCCGCCAGCCAGGCGAAGGTCCTCGAAGCGTCGAACGCGCTGCGCGCCGGGCAGATCACGCTGGCGAGCTGGCAGTCGACGATGCGCGACGAAATCAAAGACAGCCATCTCGTCGCCGAAGCGCTCGCCCGCGGCGGCTGGAATCAGTTGACGCCAGCGGACTTCGGCCGCGTCGGTCAGCGCGTCCGCGCGCAGTATCGCTTCCTCGCCGCCTTCACGACGCAGCTGCGCGACGGGACGGTCCGACTCGACGGCGGGTTCCTCGCTCGCGCGAAGATGTACGCCGCGTCGTCGCGACCTGCGTTCTACGCGTCGCAGGGCGTCGTCTTGGCGGGCGCCGGGTACACGCACGAGCGCTCGCTACTCCACGCGTCGGAGCATTGCGACGTTTGTGTCTCGGAGGCGGAGCGCGGCTGGGTGCAGATCGGACGACTCATCCCGATCGGCGAACGAACGTGCCTCGGGAACGACCGCTGCACCGTCGAATACCAGTGACCGCGAATGTGGAAATGTTGACATTCTCCACGCCGTTGTGTTAGTAATTCCCGCATCGGTGCGCAGCGCGACCGCGCGCCACCGAGCAGCCGTAGCACCGCAGTGCCCCTCGATCGAGCGCGAGGCGCCGGTCACGCGAGCCACGAATACGACTCGCGCACGACCCTTCTAGACCCGCGCGCGGCGCGCGCACCCATGCCTCCAGGCGAGAACGGCGACGGTAAGGGCGCAGCACCAACCCGCGAGAGTATTCTCGCGGAGTTCAAGGACGAGCTGACCGCGCTGTATCGCGGCAACGACGTCCCCGCCCGCGAGCGAAAGCTCAACCAACGCCTGTTCAAGTTGCGCCTCCGGAACCGCGAACTCGAGCAGCAAGCCGAGCAAGCGCAAGGCGCCAAGCCGAAGGATGGCCAAGTCCTGCTGTCGAAAGAGGACGCGGCCGAGTTCGAGGCATTCAAGAAGTTGAATCTCAAGGCCGCCGACCTCGTGACGCTCGTCAAGGAGCATGGCGACCAGAAGACCCGGCTCGCGGAACGCGACGCCGAGGAGCTGTACGTCGACGTGGCCGACGCGATGGGCTTCGCGAACTTGCCAGCGTTCATGCGCTTCATGGAGCGGGAAAAGCTCCACGTGGAGTTCAAGGACGTGCAGGAGCGCGACGAGGAGTCGGGCAAGATGGTGACGGTCAAGGTGGCGATGGTCCGCGCCAAGGCCGACGAGAAGGCCTCACTCGAACCGCTGGACACGTACATCGAGCGCGAGGTGCCCGACTTCATCGAGATTTTCCAGACCGAGCCGGCCGCGGACGACGAAGAGGTTGAAAGCGCCGCGGCGAACGGATCGGCTCCGCACGCGCAGCAGACCAAGCGCTTCGGCGCGGGCGATCCCGTCGCGCGAAAAGCGGCAGGTCTGCCGGCAGCGCAGCGTGGCGTGACGATGCCGGCAACGCGGAACACGCGGCCAGCATCGGGCGCGCGGGCGATCGAGAAGGCGCAGGAAGAGCGGTTCAAGGAAAAGGCGCAAGACCCCGCCTACGCTTCGCTCTGACGTAGTCGACGCAGTCTCAGGCACACGGCGGCGCCGGTGCGAATCCCCACACGGATTTTCACCGACAGGAGTTCCGCACCATGGCCGAGACCCTCGTCACCAAGAGCGCGAAGGCGTCGATCGACGTCTCGACCGCGCAGATGAATCTCCTGATCACGGGCCTGCTCGCTGGCGAGAGCATCGCCGAGTGCGACCTGGTCTACATCAAGTCGGACGGCCTCGTGTGGCGCGCCACCGCGGCCGCCGCGAACGCCGCTGCGAAGGCCGTCGGCATCGCTCCCCGACAAGCCAACACCGGCGAGCCCTGCACCATCATGCCGGGTCCGGGGCAAGTCGCCAAGTACTCCGACGCGCTCCTGACGCCGGGCGCGATCCTGTACGTCGCGGAGACCCCCGGTGGTCTCTCGTCGATCGCGACGACGGGTGACTCGGTCGGCTTCGCGCAGGCGATCGACTCGAGCAACATCCGCCTGACGCGCGCGATCAAGGACTAGGCCATGGCCGAAACTCTGGTCACCAAAAGCAGCAAGGCGTCCGTCGATGTGTCGACGGCGCAGCTGAACCTGCTGATCACCGGGCTCGTTGCCGGCGAGAACATCGCGGAATGCGATCTCGTCTACATCAAGGGCGCGGACGGCAAGGTGTACCGCGCCACGGCCGCCGCCGTGAACGAGGCGTCACTCGCTGTCGGCATCGCGCCGCGGCAGGCGAACACCGGCGAGCCGTGCACGATTCTCCCCGGTCCCGGCCAGGTCGCGAAGTATTCGGACGCGCTGCTCACGCCTGGGGCCGTGCTCTACCTCGCCGAAACGGCCGGCGGCCTCTCGACGACGGCCACGACGGCGGACAACGCGGGCGTCGCGCAGGCGATCGACAGCTCGAACATCCGCCTCACGGTGGCCATCACGCCGGCGGGCGCGGCGGCTGGCGGCAGCGGTGCCGCGGGTGTCGCGGCCGGCTACAAGATCGCCCGCGGCTCGGCAGCGCTCGACGGGTCCAACCCGACGACGGTGGTCACTGGACTCGCCACGATCGTCGCGGCAGTGGTCTCGCTCGACGGAACGGCAGCCCCGGGCGACAGCACGTCCGTGCTCACGTCCCACAACAACGCGACGCCGGGCTCGCTCGACGTCTACGGGTGGAAAAACACCGGTGGCACCGACCCGACGCTCGTCGCGTCGACGGGCACCGAGACGTTCAACTGGATCGCAATCGGCACCTGATCGTAAGCGCCACGCAGTGCACTGGAGACGCCGGTGGCGCTCCCGAAGACACGACTCGCAGTTCAACCCCTTCGGGTAGGAGCTAGACGACCATGCCCCCGGCCAACGTAGGCAACTTGGGAATCAAGGACCTCCTCGAGGTCCGGTTCCTCTCGGCGGAAAAGTTCGGGTTCGACGCCATCCAGACGATCCTCGATCAGGACATGGCGATCCACAACGCGCTGATGACGGACATGGTCTCGACGTTCGCGGCCGTGTCGCCGGACATCCAGCGCCTGTACGCCGCTGGCTCGACGGTGCGCTTCAGCCAGGTCGACGAGTTCGGCCGATCGCACACACAGAAGGCGACCGGCGGATCCGCGGTGGGCTTCCCGCTCCGGCGCTACCAGGGCGCCAACGGCTGGTCCGCCGACTACCTGTCCCGCGCCACGCCGCGCGATCTCGCGCTGACGCAGGTCGCGATGCAGAACGGCCACGCGCTCCAGGTGCGCTCCGATCTCGCGGCGGCGATCTACGGCGCGACGAACTACACGTTCCGCGACTTCCTCGTCCGGAACTTCTCGATCGGCGTCAAGCGCTTCGTCAACGCCGACGGCGCCGAGATCCCGACCGGCCCGAACGGCGAGACGTTCGACCCGTCGACGCACACGCACTACCTCGCCAACGCGTCGCTCGACACGACGCACGCCGACTCGCTGGTCTCGACCGTCGTCGAGCACCACCAGAACGGCCAGCCGCAAGTCTTCATCAACGTGGCCGACGAGGTCACGTGGCGCGCGCTGACGAACTTCAAGCCGTACATCGACTCCAGGCTCACGCTGAACACGGCGTCGAACGAGCCGACCGTTCGGCTGAACCCGTTCAAGACCAACAACCGGCCGATCGGCCTCTACGGCGCGGCCGAGGTGTGGGTCAAGCCGTGGACGATCGCGGGCTACGCGGTGTGCATGGACGTGAGCCCGAACGCGGGCAAACCGCTCGTCGCCCGCGTTCGCGAGAACACGCCGGAGCAGATCATCCTCAAGCCGGTCGCCGAGATCGTCACGTTCCCGCTCCAGTCGAAGTTCATGCAGTCCGAGTACGGCTTCGGCGTGTGGACGCGGACGAACGGCGCGGTGCTGGACTTCGGCCACGGTTCGTACACGGATCCGGCCGCGCTGTAATTCGCGTGTTCTGATGGCGGCGTGCCTCGAACGGGCGCGCCGCTGTGACCTCTGAGACCTCTCTCACGGAGTGGTGCGATGGCGGAAGAGAAGAAATACCCGGACGGCTACAAGCCGGACAAGACGATCCCGGGCGGCAAGTACGCGCACCCCGAGGGCGGCTTCATGAACGCCCACGGCCAGCGCATCGACGAAAAGGGCAAGGTGCTCAAGGGCGAGCCGGTGGTTCAGCCCGTGGACATCCCGGCGCCCGAAGCACCGCCGACGTAACGGCGAGCGATGGGACGCCCACTCGGACCATTCAACGCGCCGCCGCTGCCGAGCGGCGCGTTGGAGTTTCACCGCCCGCGGGACTACACGGGCACGACCGACCCGCGGGATCTCGCGCGCGCACTCGGCCTCGAGAAGTCGCACGACAGCCTCAAGGCGACGCGCGTGCTATCGCCTGACGAACAGCCGTAGGAGAACGCTCATGATGCCCAAACTCGGAAGCGGCCAGCGGTTCGCGAAGCTCAAGCGGATCCTCGGCGCGCGGAAAGGCAAGAACAAGGTCAGCGACCCGGGCGCGCTCGCGGCGTACATCGGCCGCAAGAAGCTCGGCCCCTCTCGCTTCGCGAAGTTGTCCGCCAAAGGGCGGAAGGCGAGCTACTGACCGATGGCTGTCGCCGCCGCCGCCCTGATCGAGCCGACCGGGCCGCTCACGACCTCGCTCTTTCCGGGCGAAGACGGGAACGCGCTCGCGGTGCGCGTCGACGCGTATCTAACGGCGGCGCTCACCGACCCGCGGGTCGCGGCGATCATCGCGGCCGACGGGACGAAGACGGACGCGGCGAAGACGGCGTACGCGCTCTTCCGCGCCTACAGCGCGGTTGTCCAGCGGATGAATTCCGAGCCGCTCACGGTGAACGTCACCGAGAAGGGCGGCCACGGCTACTCGACGGCGCAGATCGGCGCGATGCAGCAGCTCGCGGACAAGTACGACGCGGCGCTCGATGCGCTGCTCCCTGTCGCATCGCAGCCAGTGGCCGGCCTGTCGGTCGGTATCCCCAACGTGTTCAGCTGGTAGCCATGGCGATCGGACCGCTCTATCCGCTCGATCGCACCACGGCGCCAGTGACCGTCGCGGCGCCCGGCGCGTCGGCGGCCGACACGAGCGCCCCCGTGGTCGCGCTCACGGCGAGCATGCTGAGCGGCACGATCCTCGACTTCGGCTCCGCCAAGTTCGCGAAGCTCGCGGCGGACGCGGACGTGGGCGACGTCGCACTCGTTACGGCTGCACTGCCGACTGCGCTCATCGCTGGCGACGTCGCGACGTTCGCGCTTGCCGCGGCGAACCCGATCCTCTCGCAGACGTTCCAGAAGCTCTCGATGGCGGCGCAGACGGCCGAGCAGGTGCGCGCCGAGATGCTCCTCGGGCTCACCGCGCCGCTCTACACGGGCGACGACGCGGACGAGCTCCGCTACGCGATCGTACTCCAGATCAACTACCAGCTCGAGCGCGGGGCGACGCCGAACGTGCTCAAAGCGGCCGCCGACGGTAACCGCGGCACGACGACGACGTACCGCGACCGCTGGGTCGATCCCGCCGCCGCGGCGATCGTCGAACGCGTGACCGGCGTCCGGCAGGTCCGGTTCGCGCCGTCCATGGCGGGAGTGTGATGCGTGTTCGACGTGGATATCACGTACAGCCCGCGACTCTCGCCGGCCGAGCAGCAGCTCGCCGCCCTGCCGTCGCGGCTGCGGAACCTGCGCCCGCTCGTCGAGCAGGGCATCGCCCCGCTCGCCACGGCGATGCTCGAGCAGCACTGGGCGAGCCAGGGCGCCGCGTTCGGCCATCCGTGGGCCGCGTGGGCGCCGTCGACCCTCGCGGCTCGCATCCGGAAGGGGAACGTCGCGCAGGGCATCCTGAACGACACGGGGCACCTGTTCCGCGCGCTCTTCGAATCACTGGCGAACGGCCAGCGCATTCAGGCGACGCCAGGCGGCTATCGGCTCAATCTCGGCTCGTCGGGGATTTCCGATCCCGTCGAGGCGATGACGTTCCGGTTTCACATGCTCGGCACGTCCAAGATGCCGGCGCGTCAGCCGGTGCCGAACCCGCTGCCACGATCGTTCCGCGATGCGTGCCGCGCGGTCGTGCACGACTACGTCGCGACGGGCCGCATCCGTGGCGCCGGCGGCCAGGTCGTATCCTTCGCCGGAGTCGGCCAGTGATCCGCGAGGCGACGCAGCTGCTCGCGGCGTTCCTCGCCGACTCGACCTACGGGATCAACGCGATGGCCGCCGACCTGCCGCGCACCATCCTCGGCAGCTCGACCACGGCGCCAGCGCCGCCGACGGTCAACATCTACAACGACGTCGATGACGCCGGCGTGGCGAAGAATCTCACGCCGCCCGAGTTCCCGTCGATGATCGTGTTCGGCGAGACGCGCGAAGTGTCGGACTCCAACGACGACAAGGCCATCACGCCGCACCCGATCGTGGTCGCCGTGGGCTTCGTCACGAACGATTCGGCGGACGAGCAGACGTCGCAGGCGGCGTGCTCGCTCCTGTTGCGCGCCGGGCGTCGCTCGCTGCGCCGCTATCGGCAGCAGCGTGCCTCGGCGAACTACCGCGACTTGAACGGCATCCGCGTGATGGACGTGACGGCCGTGCGCGAGCGTCGCGTGACCGCGGTCGCGGAGACCGTGAAACTGTGGGGCTGGCTGGAAGTCCACCTGACCGTCGTCGACGGCATCGCGTAATCACTCTTTTCGAGGACTCTGATCATGCCGCCTGTCGATATGACCCTGATCAACGACTCCCGCCTCTACATGATTGGCGCGGGCATCGTCGAGATCAATCAGAAGGACCCCGTCACCGGGCTGCTCACTGGCTATCGCGATGCGGGGAACGCCTCGGTCGTCCAGCCGACGAACTCGGACGAGCGCTTCCAGAAGTACGAATCGCGCACGCGGTTCCGCGCGTTGGTCGCGGATCTCTTGCTCCGGCGTAACACGTCGATCGAGTTCTCATTCGACGAGTGGTCGTCGTTCCTGCTCGGCATCTGGGCGCAGGCGACGGTTGCGGATCTGAGTTCGCAGGCCGCGACGCCGATCGTGGACGAAGTCGTCTCGAGCGCCGTCGTGCCGGGCGATTCGTATCTCCTCGCCAAGCGCGGCCCGATCTCGGCCGTGACGGTGAAGGGCGGCGTCGCCGGGTCGACCACGATGACCCTCGGCACCGACTACGTGATCGACGACCCGAATGTCGGCGTCATCCGGACGCTCGCAAGCGGTACGTTCGCGCTCGGCGACATTCTCAAGGTCAGCTACACCCCGACGGCGTACGCGTCGACGACGGGCAAGCATTTCGACATCGGCACGATCTCGACTGTCGACGCGGCGATCCGGTTCATCGGCGACCCGCCGAACGGCCCGCGGCTCATGTGGGACTGGTGGGTCTGCTCGATCAGGCCGAACGGCGCGCTCCCGCTCGTCACTACCGCGAACGAGAACACGCCGCTCAACATGATCGCGACGGTGAAGACGGACTACGCGAATCACCCGACGAACCCGATCGGGCAGATCACGGAACTGCCGGCGTAGTCGCGGGCGTAGAAGACAACCGAAGGACCGCACCAAGAGACGCTGTCCGCGAGTTAGGAAGGCCGGGGCGCTCGTTCGACGAGAGGCAACTCTTCGTCAGCGACGCCCCGTTTTTCATAGGAGAAGAGCGATGAGCACTGCCGCTGTGCAGCTGGTGGCCGACGCGCCGGCCAGTCCTGAGACGTTCACGCTGAACGGCCGCACCTATCGCCGCGCGACGGCTTCGATGACGGTGGCCCAGCAGGTCTTCGTGATCGGCCGGCTGAAGCGCGCCGGCATCGCGACCGCGGGCCGCGTCGATATCGGCGACAATGCCGCCGCCGCGCGACTCGCGCTCCAGTTCGAGAACGCGATTTGGGCCGCGTTCGAATCCGGGGAGATGTACGAGATCCTCGGCGGTCTCTTGCTCGAGCCCGGGGCAACGTGGTCACGCCAACGCGCGCTCGAGACGGCCGCGCTCATCCAGACGGTGACCGATCCGGACGAGTCGGCCGCGATCTTCGACTACGCCGCCGACATCGTCATCGATTTTTTCAGGCTTGCCGCGAGTTGGAATCCGACTTCCCCGACGTCTACGCTGCCGACCCTCGACAGCGATCTGGCCCGCGGCGCGAGCGACCCCAGTTCGAACACCGTGTCCGACGGAAAGAGCCCGACATCGAGCGCTTCCGCGGCGACGCCGAGCACGACTACGGCACCTACAACGGCATCGTCCGCGAGCTCGCCACATGGGACGTGAGTCGCTACGCGGTCATCGCGTCGTGGCCGATCCGCGAGGTGCTACTCGCGTACGTCGCCCTCCTCAAGCGCGACGCGGCCGAGGCGTACGCGCGCCAGGTCGATCGGTATTACCACGGCCGGCTGATGAAGGACGAGCCCAAGCCGCCGGCCATTCTCGGCAGCGCAGTCAAGGCGTGAGGTAGCGCATGGGGTTCAGCGGCGGCGGCGACGACATCGACATTGCGATTGGCGTCCGGGAGCAATCGGGCGCATCGCAAACGGTCGACAACTTCCGGCTCAAGCTCGCGGCGCTGCGCACCGAGCTCGCGCAGACGGCCGCCCAGAGCAAACAGGGCGTCACCGATCTCGCGTCGATCAACGCCGGCATCGGCGCGTTCCAGAAGCTCGGCGCACAGATCGATGTCACGAGCCAGAAGGCCGTCGCCAACTTCCGCGCGCAGGGCGACGCGATCTCGGGCTACCTCGCCAAGCTCGGCGCGACGGACGCGCAGCTCAACCGGATCGGGAACACGATCTCGCAGGTCGAGCAGAAGGCGGGCGCCGCGTCGATCGCGATCAACAACACGGCCACGGCGACCGACGGATTCGGCCGCGGTGCTGGCGCCAGCACCTTCGCGGTGCGACGCATGGCGACGTCCATCGATGGGCTCGCGATTTCGGCAGCGACGGGCGCATTCAATCTCAAATCCGTTGCGTCGGAGATGGCCGGCGTCGCGGTCGGCGCCCTCAGTGTGAGCGGGGCGACGCTAGGCACCTCTGTCGCGATCGGCGCGCTCATCGCGGTCGGGGCCACCCTTGTCGGCATTCTCGACGACGTGGCGAAGAAGTCCAAGTCGGCGCGGCAAGAGCTCACGGACCTCGCCAAGGAGATGGAGAAGAACACCTCGACTGAGGCGCTGCGCAACTCGCTCGACGAGACGAACACCAAAATCCGTGCGACGCAGGACGCGCTGGCAAAGCTCCAGGCGCAGGCGCGGCAGTCCGCTCCCGCCTCGGCGTTCGGCCCCGGCGGCGCGCCGCCGGTCACGGGGAACGAGGCGGCGGTCGATGCACTCCAGAAGCAACTCTCGGCGCTGCAGGATCGGGCCGGATCGCTCAATCGCGACCTCCTGAAGCGCGGCAAAAACGTCGTGAAGGAGCTCGACGATGCCCAGCGACAGTCCGATCAAGAGACGTCGCGGCTCCGCGTGCAGGCGACGCAGGGCGAATTCGCGGCGCGCCGGCTCGCCGCCGAGCAGGATTTCGAGAACGCGAAGCGGCATCTGGACGCGATCGCCACGGTCCAGGGCGAGCAGCAGGCCGCCGTCGACGCGGCGAAGCGAAAGCGCGACCAGGAACTCGCGACGATCACCGCCGAAGAGATCCAGCACACCGCCGAAGCGCGCGCGGCCGCCGAAGCGAAAGCGATCAAGTCGATCGAAGAGGCGCGTATCGCCAGCGCGAAAGACGCGCAGGCGCAGACCGACGCCATCATTCAGGACGCCCGCGACGCGCGCGAAATCAGCGAGCGCCAAGCGATCAACGCGCGCCGCGATGCCGCCATCGTCGAGATCAACGCCGAGGAGCAGGCGCGGCTCAAGGCGATCGGCCAGGAGCTCGTCGAGCAGCAGAAGCTCCTCGCCGCGACGACCGATCCGGCCAAGCGTGGCACCATTCAATCGGCGATCAACGACGTGCCGGCGCAGCAGACGAAGGCGACCGAGGACGCTGCGGCGAAACGGGTCAAGATCAACACCGACGCCGCCCGGCAGACGGCGCAGGTATCTCGCCAGCTCGCCAGCGAAATCGAGCAGATCAACGTTCAGTCGCTCGAGCAGCAGGGGCAGTTCGTCCAAGCCGCGGCGATCCAGGTCCAGAAAGAATTCCGCGACGCGATCCTCGAAGCGTCGGCCGCCGGCGACCAAGCCGCTCTCGACGCGATTCGCCAGCGGATCAAGGGCATCGTCGAGGCCGCGCAGGCGCGGCAGATCGAGGCGACGGCTCAGCAGGCGATCACGGCGGCGCAGTCGGCGATCCAGCGGATCAACCTGCAGGTGCAGGCTCGCACGATCTCGCCAGGCGACGCGCGATCACAGACCGTCGCCGAGCTGACGAAGCAGCGCGACGCGGTCGCGTCGGCGATCCCGGAGCTCCAGCGCATGGCCGCGTTACTCCCGGGCGACGCGCAGGCGCAGGCCCAGCTCGAGAAGTACACGACGGAATTGCTCCAGCTCAACCTCGGGATCGCGGCGACGTCGGACGAATTCCACGATCTCAAGATCGCCTCGCTCGATGCGCTGGAAAACGGACTCGCGCAGGGCATCGACGACTCGGTGACGGGGGCCAAGTCGCTCAGCGAGGCGTGGGCGCTCGCGGCCGAGTCGATCCTGCACTCGATCCAGCGCGTCATCAGCCAGCTGCTCGCCCAGATCGCGGTGCAGCGGATCGCGAAGGCGCTCGGCCTCTTCGATGGGTCAGCCGGCGACGATGGCAGCGGAGCGCTCATCGACGCGATCGTCGCACAGGGCGTTCCGGGCATCTCCGTGATCGGCGGCAAGGCGGCCGGCGGCGTGATCCGAGGCCCCGGCACCGGAACGTCGGACTCGATTCTCGCGCGTGTGTCGAATGGCGAAGGGTTCCTCACCGCCCGGACGGTGCAGCGCATCGGCGAGTCCGGTGTCAACGCGCTCAATGCGGGAAACGCGCTCGTCGTGCGCCGCTTCGCGGAGGGCGGTGTGGTCGGGGCGACGACGCTCAGCGGCGCCGCCGGCGGCATTCACGGCCGACTCGACGGCCAGATCTCGCTCGCGCCCGGGCTGATCGGCGACTTCCTGCGCTCGCCGGAGGGCGTGGATATCCAGATCACGAACCTGCACGCGAACCGGAACCGCGTGCGCAGTATCGTCGGGACTAGCTGATGCCGATGGACGCCCTCGCGGCCCCAGCCGTCTTCATTCTGCCGCCCGGTGGGCCGGATCCCATCCGCGTCGCGCGCACGTGGGCCACTGATATTCAGATCGCCGACGACGGCAGCGAGACGCGCATCGCGACGCGCGACCTGCCGACGCGCCGGCAGTCGTTCTCCGCGGTCTTCGAGAACGCGCGAGACGCCGGCGTCTTTCGGTCGATGTGGTACGCGGCGCTGCAGCCGCTCCGGTTTCAGGTCCCGCTCTGGCGCGAGCGCGCGGATCCGACGGCCATCGCCGGCGACACGGTCACGTGCGACACGACCGATCGCCGGTTCGTCGAAGGCCAAGAGGCCATACTCTGGCAATTCGTCGACGACGAAATCGCCTGGGAGACGTTCACGATTCAGACCGTCACGTCATCGACGGTGGTCGCCACCGCGCCGTTCTCCGGCGCCTACCAGATCGGGGCAGTGATCTGCCTGCCGGCCATGAACGCCTGGCTCGATCCGCCGACGATCAATGAGCAGTCCTATAGCGAAGTCGTCCCGCTCGTCTTCCGCGAGGAGCTCCCTGTCATCGCCGGCATCGACCCCAGCGTCACCGGCGCATTCACGCCCGTCATCGATTCGATCAGCCTATTCAACGTCTGGGCGCTGAACGGTCAGCCGGGGCACGACAACACCATCATCGTCGACGCGCGGGACGCCGACAACATGCCGATCATCGACGTCAACGCGACCTGGTCGCTGAGCAGCTCCGATCCGACCCTCGAGCTGCACATCGCGATCGGCAAGCAGGCCGCGCGGGTCCGCAACAACGGCGCGCTTAGCCCGACGCTGACGGTCACCGTGCTCGGCGTCTCGGCGCACATCGGCCTATGACCGCCGTCACGAACACGGCGACCTATCTGACGAAGCCGCTGCTGCTGATGATGCCGCACGCGGTCGACAGCAAGCCGCTCGTGCGCACGGCCAGCGGGGCGATCGCGGAGGCCATCGCTGGACCGCGGGTCGTCGAGACGGTGTCCGCGCCGCCGGGCGCCATTCGCCAGTACACGTTCGTCACCGAAAGCCGCGCGGACACGCGCGCGCTCGAGGATTTCTTCGATAGCTGCCTCGGCGCGCACGACGGCTTCTGGATGCCGACGTGGCAATGGGAATTTGAGATCCAGGACAGGTATCTGCACGTCGACGGGCACCACGATTTCCTGTGGGTGAAGGGCTGCGACTATAGCGCGCTCTACGCGCTCGGCCACGCCTACCGGCACGTCCTCCTGCTGTACGCGGACCTCTACGCGATCATCGAAGCGCAGAGCGTCGCCGACAATGATCCCGGCGGCACGACCTGGGAGAAAATCGGCTACGATCCGAGCGTGGCGGGCCTCGGCGCGCTCGTCGCGCCGCCCTTCACCGAAGCGAAAGGCGTGCGGCCATCGTGGCTCCGGTATGTCCGCTTCGCGGATGACGAAATCGAGCAGGTCGAGCTCGGCGACGACTCCGCGCAGTTCACGGTACATGTCGTCGAGTTGCCCAACGAGACGCCGGGATCGTGAGTCCCCTCCTCGGCAGTGCGTGGGCGGCGGCAGAACGGCTCGGCGGCAAGCCGAAGATTCTGTTCACGTTCGTCGTCGGGACGCGGATGTGGCGGTACGTCCAAGGCAACGCGGACGTCACAGTGTTGCGGACCGGGCTCACCTACACGGCCGCGCAGATTCAGGTCGACGGCGACACCGACCGGCGCGACGATCTCGGCCCGCAGCGGATCGCCGTCCGCATCGGCATTCGCGCCGAGGTCGTGGACGCGCTCCGCACGAATCAGACGGAGGCGTGCTATCTCGGGATTCATCGCTACCACGTCAGCGCGGGGAGCGAGAGCGCGAATCCGGCGCGGTGGGCCTTCGGCAACATCGCGAACGTGCGAGTCACGCGCGGTTGGTGCACGTTGGAGCTGCAGACCGAAGAAGCGTATTGGGAGAACCTCGCGCCGCGCGCGATCCTCTCGACGCATTGCCAGAAGGACACCTACTCGGCCGAGTGCGGCGTCGATCCCGACGCGTTCGCCACTGCCTGCAATGTGACCGCCGCCGTCGGCGCGGCCGTGACCGTCGACTCGGTCGGCGGTCGGCCCGACGATTATTTCAGTTTCGGCATCTTGAAGATCGGGAATCAGTTCTGGCACGTGCCCAAGCAGGTCGGGACGGCCGTCACGATCTTCGGCGCGTTGCCGCGAGGGCTCACACTTCCCGCCGCAGCGACGCTCTACGCCGGGGACGATCTCACGCATGAGACCTGCCGCGACAAGTTCGACAACCTCGACGAGTTCCTCGGCTTCAAGTGGCTCCCGACGTCGAACCCGCTCGACAACCTCGAATCGCACGGCGGCCCGGACGCACTCATTGCCTTTGTCCCGCACGTGCCTCCGCTGGTCGGTTACACGACGCCAGCACAGTTCGGCCTTTGGGACGCCGGCATTGGGGTCACGACGGATGTCGCGGGCAACGTCTCGAATTGGGCCGACCAGAGCGGCAACGGTCGCGATCTCTCGCAGACCGACCCGACGCGGCGGCCAGGATACGACGGTAGCGGAGCGATGGGCCTCGGCCCGTCGAGCGTCGAGCTTCCGTATGGGCATTCTGGAATCGGAGGCGCCGCAACCTGGTTCGATGGGCCCGATCTGTCGTCCCTCTCGCAGATCGATGCGTTTCTCGCATTCAATTCCGTCGAGGACCCGGCTGCCGACATTCGCTCGATTATTTCCATGGTTGGCAGCGGCGCGGCCGTCAACGCGTTCCTCCTCTATCCGTTCCCCGAGAATCACATCACCGACGGGACCTTTCTCTCGGCGGCCGGCGCCGCGCCGTTTAACTATCGTCCGCCGATCAGTCTGCGCGGCGGTCGGCATGTGCTGAACTGGACGGCCACCGCCGACCGCTACACGGTGCGGCTCGACGGGCAGGTCATCTTCACGACGACGCCGCAAGAGAACGGCTACGGCATCGGGCTGAACTCATCCGGCAACACGCTCGGGAAAGGCGGCTCGTTCTACTGGCTCGGCGCCCTATTCGCATTTTTGATCTATCCGAGACCGGTCGACGATACCGATCGCGCGACGACGACGGCGTTCATGATGACCGGAACGGGGTCGCCCGCATGATCTTTCTCATCTACGCCCTGCTCAACGTCGCGACCGCGTTCGTCGGGGCGCTGATCACCTCGTACCTGGCGGCGCGGGCGAAGGCGCCGCCGGCGCAGAGCTTCGTCCCGCCGGATGTCACGACGGGAACGACGATTCCGCTCGCGTGCGGAACCGTGCGCGCGCGCCCGATCATTACGCTCGTCGGCCAAGTCAGGACCGAGGTCGTCAAAGCGCAGACCGGCTCCGCCTTCTTCGGACTCATCCCGATCACGCAGCCGATCGGCAATCGCTACCGGCTCACCGCGATGGGCGTCCTTTGCCATGGCGCGGTGACGTCGATTCGGAACGTCGTCTTCGGCGACAACATGCCGCTGACCGACCTGCCGCCGACGATGCCGGAGGTGACGAGCCTGCAAGTGCATGAGGGGTTCCTCGGCTTCGGCACGACGGTCGACGTCACCTTTGCAACGCAGCAGCGCATGCGTGGCGGGGTCGACGCCTTCACCTTCGTCTTGCACGGTGGGCGCGAGATGTTGGAATTTTACTGCCCGACGGTGTACGGCGGCGAGGTGCCGAACGGCGGCGGCGGCGTGACCGGGAATATCGAAATCTTTTGCGGCGGCGGACAGAATGGCCCCTGCGGATACCTCGAGCCGATCGTCGGCATGGGCAACCTGCCGAGCTACAAGGATCTCGCGTACGTCGTGTTTGAGGACACGAACATCGGCATGCGGCCGACCGCTCCGCCGATGGATTTCATCGTCGTCGTGCAGTCCTTCAACGATCCGAGCAGCGGCCACGCGTTTCTCGATCTCGCGGCCAACATCAACCCGCGCACGATCATCTCGCGGAGCGCGATGGCGTTCGTCACCTACGGCGCCGATGCGACATGGGACATGGGGGACGCGAATCCGATCGCGGCGGCGCTCATGCTGCTCACGCACCGGTTCGGCGGATTGGCCCGTCCGCTCAACGAAATCGATCTGGCCGATTGGGACAGCGTCGCGAACCAGGTCGCCGACGACAACATCGGCGTCTCCTTCATTACGCAGGGCACGCGGGCCGCAGCGAAAGAGCGCCTGAATGAGATGTTCCAGATCGCGGGCGCCGTGCCGCGACGGAATCCCGCGAACAACAAGCTCCAGATCAAGCTCATTCGCGCCGAAGATCCCGGCGCCATGCGGGTCGTCGACCGGACGCAGGTCGTCGACGCCGACCTCGCGCAGAGTCAGCTCCTCGCGACCTTCAACGAGGTCACGGTCTGGTTCAGCAACGCGGACAAGCTCTTCGAGCAGGACTTTGTCACCGTCAGAAACCGCGGCAATGTCGCGGCGACCGGCTCGATCCGCCCGGCGCCGGATATTCGCCTCCCGTCCATCACGTATTATCCGCTGGCGCTTCAGGTCGCGGTCAGGGAACTCAAGGCGGTCAGCGTCCCGGCCTACGCGGGCACGCTGAAGTTGACCCGCTCCTGCTTCGACATCGAGCGCGGCGACGTGTGCCTCTACGACATTCCGTGGCTCGGCTTCGACGACGACGCGGGCCACTATGGGCGGATCGCCCTCCGCGCAACCGCTGTCAACCTCGGTTCGCCGAAAGACAACACGGTGAACCTCACGGTGGCGCAGGACCTCTTTTCGCTCGCCGATCCGGTCGTCGACGTCGTCGATACGCCGACGACCGCCCCGCTCGGATCGCTCCCGGCCGCGCGCACGCCGCAGATCATCCCGACACAGCGCGACGACGGCGTAACCGGGTGGCTCGATCTCGTCATCATCGATCCCGACGGCTCCGTCGTCGCCGTCACGATGAGCGAGCTCGTTGGCGGCGACACGTCCGCGAGCGCGTTCCACTCGATCACCGGCGTCGGCAACGTCTACGAGGGCTCTGTCGCACTCTCGACGACCGGCCAATCGCAGATCGCGTACAAGGTGCTCTACGGGGACATGCAGACCATCGCCGGTAGCGTGCTCTTTCCCGCGAAAGCCGCCACCGGCGGATCGGTCAGCACGGACTTTGTCACCTCGCGCGACGGAATGGGCGGATATGAGCTCGTGTTCGACATGGCTGGCAATCCGGTCACATCCCACTAATCGAGGCACGCATGTCGATTCACAATAGGCTCACCGCGCCGGACGCGTGCCATCCGCTGATGTTCATCGGCTCGACCGATCCGTCAACCGTTCCCGCGAACGACGTGCAACCGTTTTGTTGGTGGCGCGACACGACCGGCGGCACGACGCTCCTGACCGGCGCGCTCCTGAAGGAGCGCAACGCCGGCAACACCGCGTGGGTGACGATCCTCGATCTCACGACGCTCATTGCAACCCTCGCGCCGCTCGCGAGTCCGGCGCTCTCCGGAAATCCGACCGCGCCGACACAGTCCGCCGGCGACAACTCGACGAAGCTCGCGACAACGGCCTATGTGAAAGCGGCGGCGGATGCGGCGATCGCCGGGTTATCGTGGAAGCAGGAAGTCCGCGCCGCGACGACGGCCGCCGGAACGCTGGCGTCGTCGTTCGCGAACGGTCAGACGATTGACGGCGTGACGCTCGCGACCGGCGATCGCCTCCTCATTAAGAACCAGGCGGCGCCGGCCGAGAACGGGATCTATATCGTCGCGGCGAGCGGCGCGCCGGCGCGGGCGACGGATGCGGACGCGGGCGCCGAGCTGGTAAATGCGACATGCTACGTTAGCGAAGGAACGGCCAACGCCGACAGCGCCTGGACCTGCACGACGAACGCGCCGATCACCCCGGGATCCACCGCGCTGACGTTCGTCCAGTTCGGGGCCGGCGCGACGTACAGCGCCGACGAAAGCACCCTGCATCTGTCGGGGACGACCTTTTCGGTAAAAAGCAGCGCGCCGCTTCCCGGTTCACCGACGACGACGACACAGAGTCCCAGCGACAACTCGAGTAAGCTCGCGACAACCGCCTATGTCGACGCGGCCATCATCGCCGGCGTCGGCGGCGTGCCGGCGTTCGAACTGTTCGACGACACGACGAAGAGCGCCGACTATACCGTCGTCGCACCGACCGACAAGGGAAAGACCTTCATCTGTACGGCGCCGTTGACGCTCACGCTGCCAAGCGCGACGAACAAGTTCCAATTCGGCGTCTATAACGCGAGCAGCTCCGGATATGTGATCGTCGGGTCGCTGATCTGTCTGATGCCGGACGAGTGGTGTCGTATCGCCTCGGATGGGTCGAGTTTTTACGTCATTGATGCGCGGCTACGAACCCCGACGGGAAGCATCGATCGGATCACAGCGGTGCCGAACGCCGCAGACGATCATTTCATCGGCTCGTCCGTCGATACGGGAGGAACGCGCTTCGCGAGCGCGAACGCCTGGACGGCTCAGAACCTAGGGACGTCCACCGTTTCCGTGGCCGACTCGGCGCTCCAGATCAATCCGCAGGCCGTTTCCAGTAACACGATCCGTGGCTACGAACAGTCCCTCCCCGGCGGGGCATGGAAGCGCCGGGCGAAGGTGGCGCTTACGGCGATCGCCGGGTTTACCGAGATGGGTTCGGGGCTCTGGATTCGGAACAGCGCAAACAGTCGAGTTATCTACTGTGGAATCACGAACAACGCCGGGGGTTTTATACCGAAGGTGCTGTTCTTCGATGACGTCAATACGTTCGACACAACGCTCGCGGCTGTCAACGGCGTCGAGAACCTGCTCAGTCAATGGATCTATTTTGAAATTGCTTACGACGGCGGCACCGCTCTCACGTATAGCTATTCGTTCAACGGACTACCCGGCACCTATGTTCTTGCCTTTACCGGCTCGACGAGCACGCTGGGAGCTGCAGCGACGCATGTAGGGATCGGCGGCGAGGTCAAGAACGCCTCGGCGTCCGCCACGCTCTTTCTGGCCGACTGGTTCAAGGCCGGATGATCGGATGGGTGAGATTCTGGCGAACGAGCACCATCGCAAGCGCGGGCAGGAACATCCAATGCACGACGGCATCGCCGCTCGCGATGATGGACGCGTCCATCGAGCCGTAACGTGCGTCGGCGAGTATCAAGACTACGATGCGGGAGAGCAGGGTAAGAGCGACATACTCCGTCGCGCGGCGCGGGATGAAAAAGAGCGGCAAGGCGTCGTACATGCCGAGCGTCTGCGGGACGAGCGAGAGTCCGAGCAGCAATCGCGCTTCGGGTCGTCGCCATTTCAGTCCAGCGAGCAGCAGCAGGAACCCGCCCGACCGAAGCACGGCGGGTCGCTGGAACGGATCGTGGTGAACAGCGGCGAGCCAGTCGCGCACCCAGAGCGGTTGGAGGGCGAAACTCAGCGCGAGCAGCACCGAGCCGCCAATGACTGCCCAGATGATCGTGCGTCGGTCTGCGCGAGCTGCAACGATCGCCGCGCCGATGTTGGGCTTGACGCAGGCGAAGGCCGCCACGACGGGGAGCACGTAGGCCGCCGCGAACAGGAACGACATTTGTCCGGTCAATAGCGTCACTTCAAATGGTCTCGAGAAGATCGTGACGTATCGCCAACGCGTGCCACCGACTCGGCCGAGGGCGTAGGTGAACAGCAGGCAGGTAATACCGACAAAGGCGAGCCAGGCGGTCGGCAGCGGGAGCCACGCCAGAGGCACGATCATGAGCGCGCCGGGCAGCGGGTGGAAGAACGGCCATCTCCACGGGAATAGCTGCCCAGGCCCGATCAGCGCGTACGGATTACGGCCCTGCGAGACAAAACGCGCGGCGGCATAGAAAACGTCGAAGTCTCGCGTGAAGGTCGCGGGCTTGCGATTCACGTACGCGGCGTAGATCAGCGCGAGCGCCGTGATCGCGACGGCCATCATCGCGGCCCGGCGAACACCTGTCTGCTCCGGCAGTGCCACGGTTGGCTCTGACATACCAGGAAAGTATCGGCCTCGACGCCGGTCGCGAATTAGACCCTTCTCATCGCCCCTGTCTGGCGCGCCACCGCCCCGCCGTGTAGACTGTTGACCTGTAGAGCGCAGGAACCCGCCAGCGCGGCGCGCGGCATCGTGAGTTAGTCCGAGCCACAGCCCGCGGAGTTCCCATGGCCATCCTGATGCTGCTCGTGGTCGCCGCCTACCTCGTGGTGATCGTCCTCGCGCACTTGGCGATCACGCCGGTGTCGCTCCTCATCCTCGTCGCCGTGCTGACCGGCGTGCGGTTCCTGAAGGGCGAGCGGCTGTAGTGATGATGACGCGCGTCCACCGTCCGGGCGATGAGCAGCCCATCGTCCGCGGATCGACCGACGAGCAGGAGGCCGACGAGACCTACGTCTACACGCGCGTCACCGACCGCTCTCTCTGGTTCCGGCTTCGCTATTACCAGGAGAAGTACAGCATCCTGACGGTGCCGATTCTGTTCCTCCTCCTGCTCGGCGCGCGACAGTGGATTCGCGACACGATGAAGGAGACGACGGTCGGGCTGCAGGCGCAGATCGACACGACCAGGGCGACCATCATCAAGGGCGAGGTCGCGCGCGATTCGGTCAACCAGAAGCTCACGATCATTCTCCGCGTGACGTGCATCTCGAGCCGCGCGACCAAGTCGGAGCTGGCGCTCGTCGGGTTGAACTGCTCGAACTTTTCGTCGCTTACGCCGTGACGCCGATGCCCTCCACCTACTACCGCGGCGGCCCGGCGCTCAAAACGTCGATGACCTGGCTCGTCGCGATCGGCGCCGCGATCGGCGCGCTGGGCACGATCGGCGGGACGGTGAAGGCGTATCTCGATCGACACTACACGAGCGCCGCCACCTTCGCGCTCTATGTGCACGACGATTCGCTGCGCCACCAGTACGCCCAGCGCGAGCGCGCACGCACGGCGCAGGTCATCGACTCGATCGAGCAGGCCCATCAGCCGCACGGCGCCGGCCGCGTGCTGCAGGCTGGAGATCCGCGATGAGAGTCGTCGCTCTCCTCGCGCTGCTCGCGATCGGCTCGAGCGTGCTGCTCGTGATCATCCGGTATGCCGGCCGCGGCGTCGTGGCGATCGCCGACGAGCTCCAGCGACGCCTCGACCGCGTGATCGCCTTCGTCGCCTCGGCCGTGAGCGATCCGGTCGCCGAGAAGAAGGCGAGCATGGCGCGGCTCCTCGCCGCGGTCGCAATGGGCGCCGGGATCTGGACGGCCGCCAAGACCGTGGAATTCGCGATCGCCGTCCTCGCGAGTCCGAAGGGCGAGACCGGAACCCTCGGGATCCTCGCGGGCCTAGCGACGACCCTCTTCGCCACGGTCTGCGTCGGTCTCCTGAAGCGCACGAGGGCGGACGGGACGAGCGAGCCAGACGACGATCGCGCGCCAGCGCCGGCAGTCGTCGCGAGCTCCACGCAGACGATCGTCCAGACGCAGACGGGAGTCCCGACGCCATGAGCGCGCTCGCCTCCGCCCGCGTCGAGCAGCTCCTGCCCGGCGCGAAGGGCTTCGACATCAACCGGCCGCTCACGCCGGCGCTCGCGCGCGGCTTCAAGATGCTCGGCTTCGAATTCGTGTTCCGCTACATCTGGCGCGACCACTATCGCTCGACCGACGTGACGCCGGCGGAGATCGAGGTCATCCTACTCTCCGGTCTCGGCGTCGGCATCGTGCAGCACGCGCCACTCCCGGGCTGGTCGCCGACCGCCGACCTCGGCGCCGAGCAGGCGACGACGGCGATCCTCGCGCTCGAGCTCCTGCAGATCCCGAAGGGCGTGACGGTCGCGTGGGACCTCGAGGAGGTGAAGTTCGACACGCCGGCGGCCGACGTCGTGTCGTGCGGCCAGGCCTTCTTCTCCGCGCTCGAGGCGGCCGGCTACACGTCGCGGTGCTGCTACGTCGGCGCCGGCGCCGTGCTCGGACCGAAGGGGCTCGGATCTCTCGGCGCGGACCTCTACTGGCGCGCATACAACGTCGCGGGCGATCAGTCGCCGGTGCCGCGCGGCTTCGCGATGGCGCAGCGCGCCGCGCATGACAACGAGATCCCGGCCGGCTTCGGACTGCAGACGAGCGACATCGACGTCAACGTTGTGGGCGGCGATCTCCTCGGCGGACTTCCCTCGGTGCTCATGCCGGGAGTACTCGCGTGAGACTCCGCGACCTCGACCCCTGGTTCATTCGCTACAAGACGGTCATCAAGACCTGGGAGCGCGTGATCGGTGATCCGCTGACGTGGAAGGCAGGCGATCCAACCGAGACAGTAACGGGTCCGCGCGAGGAGATGGATCGCGTCGAGACGCTGGCCGAGGCGCAGGGGATTTTCTTCCGCTGCCCGAAGTGCGTGAGCCGGTCCGACGAGCCCAACGCCGAGGGACTGCGAGTGGCTCAGGGTCACTATCTGCAGGTCACGTTTGCCGATCGCGGTGTCGAGCCGCAGCAGGGATGCCACGGCAAGAACGGCGAGCCGACGCGTTGGAACGTCTCCGGCACCGGCTTCGACGATCTGACGACAACGCCCTCAATCCTGCTCTACGGCGGATGCGAGTGGCACGGTTACATCACCAGCGGCGACGCCGCATAAGGAATCTCAAATGACCGACATGAACGCCCCCAACACCGACCCGCTCACGTTCGTCTCCATCGGCCAAGATCCCACGAAGCCGGATGGCTGGAACGTCGTCACGCTGTCGAACGGCGAGGTGTGGAAGTACGCCAGCATCGTCGAACGCGACGAGGGCGGAATCATCGTGCAGCGCATCGCGCTGACGAACAACGAGACCGGCGAGATCGGTCCCGACGGACCTGTCCTGACGCCCGCGATCGTGGACGCGATCAACGCCGTGGGCGGCAACATTCCGCCGATTCACGCGACGAAGATCATCCCGCCGACTCCACCGACGTCGTCGACGGCGGATCCGCAGCCCACGAGCTCGAGCGCGCTGCCTGGCACGACGGCTGCCGCGACTCCGCCCGGGACTGCGACGACCGCAGCTCCGACGCCGGCGTCGATCCCGGACCACGCCGACTCGCTCTTCGCGCGGATCCGGAACAAGCTGACCGACGACTGGCACGCGGCCGGAGGCGAAGGCTTCAAACTCCTCGGCGAGATCGAGGCGACCTTCGCGAAGCTCAAGGCGCATCTGTGATCCCGGTCGGCCTGGTCGATCTCTCGAAGAACCGCGCCGCGCGATGGGGCGCGGCCGTCGCGATCGCCGTTGTCTCGCTCTGGCTCGCGCGCTGCGACGGTGCGCACCGCCGGAGCGCGCGCGATCGCCAGGACGCCGCGGACGCGCAGGCGACGGCGAGCGAGAACGCCGCGAAGGCGGCCGCGAAGGCTGGCGATTCCGTCCGACGCTTGTATGCCGATTCGATGAAGGATCTGCGAATCGCGAAGGCGAAGGCGGACTCGGACGCCACGCACGCGCTCGCGCATCTCGGCACGATCACGGTCATCCACTCCGCCCCGCCGACAGCGCCTCGAGGGGAGACGGCGCTTGGGGGCTCGAGCTCTGCCCCCGAGCCGGACACCACGAAGCGCGCGACGATTCAACGCGCGGGCGATCCGCAGCTCTACGTCGTGCCGCAGTTCGTCGTCGATCTCGGTGCGGAGCTGCGACGCTCGCTCGTGGAGAAGTCGGACGAGGCTGCGAAGGCCGAGCGGAACCTCGCCATCGTGAGCAGGCTGGTTGAGATCGACTCGAACACGATCCGCGACCTCCGCGGTGCGATCGCGTCGCGCACCACGGCCGAGGGCATCGCCAAGTCAAACGCGCGGCAGGACTGTCGTCTGCTCCCGTTCGTCCCGTGTCCGCCGCGCTGGCTCATGTTCGTCGCGGGCGGCGTCGGCGGCGGCATTCTCGGCTACGAGCTCGCGAAGCGATGAAGATCCGCCTCCTCGTCTCGCCGACGCGCATCGGCTACCGGGTCAAGGTGCAGACGCCGAACCCGCATCAGCCTGGCGCGCTGATGACGCTGGGCGTGCTGCAGATGAACCGCGCGCATCTCGACGCGCTCTGCGAGCTCGTCGAGACGGGCGGCGCGGCGCTCGGGTTCCCTATCGACATCGCCGGCCGGCTGCGGGAAGCCGGACGCTCGGGTCTCGCGCGATGAAGCGCCTGTTCTGTTGGCGGTGCAAGAAGGTCGACGTCGCTGTCTACGGCGTTCCGTGCGACCGCTGCCGCGAGATCCTCGAAGCCGCTTACGATCGCCGGCGCGCGCGAAAGGGCGGGAAGCTCCTGTTCATCCCCGACGATTGGGACGGCATCGCGACGATCGACTGCTCGCATTGCGGCGAACCGTTCGACGCGCCGTTCCTGGCGAAGCAGTCCGTCGGCGAAGTCTGCGACAACTGCAAGCGCAAAGCCGCCGGCGAATGGAACGATCAGCACCGCGGTACGGCTCGACGCGAACGCGTCGGCCTGGACGAAGTCAGAATCAACGTCGCGAGCATCTAATGGCACTCGTCACGCTCACGCTCCCAAGCGCAATCGTCGTCACGCACAAGCTCGACCCGGATACGAAAGCGTTCCTTACCACCCTGTTCGCCCCGCAGGTCACGCAGGCTCAACTCACAGCGATGGAGAATCGGATCATCATGGCACTCAGCACGCAGGCTCAGGCGATCGTGGACGACATCAACGAGTCCACGAACGAAATCAGCACGGCCGTCGCCGCGACCGGCAGCGCCGTCACCGTCGCCACCGCAGCGATCACCGACCTCGCCGCCAAGGTCGCCGCAGGCACGATCGACCCCGCAGAGTTTGCCGCTGCGGCCAAGCCCTCGCTCGACACGCTCAAGGCGGCAGCCGTGACGATGAACGCAACCGCGGCAGCGCTCACGAAGACGGCGACGGATGCCGATCCGGCCGTGAACCCGTCCGCCCCGCCGATTCCGCCGGTTACCGCGCCGGACGGCGAAACGCAGGTTCCGTGAACGCCGGCAAGACAGTACTCGCAGGGATCGCGGTCGCTTCGCTTTACACCATCGGGCGCCCGATGGTGTA